CCTTGCTTCGCGGGCTTGAGTCCGTGCGCATCGACGCGGCGGACGTGCTGCATCTTTTCCGGCCGGACGCGGCAGGGCAGACGCGCGGCATGTCGCGGCTTGCGAGCGTGTTGCTGCGGCTTCGCGAATTGGACAGCCTCACGGACGGCCAGCTTGTCCGCCTCAAGATCGGCGCCTTGCTCGCGGGCTTCGTGACCGATGCGGACGGCACGCTGTTGCAGGACGGCGCGACACCGGGCGAAGCGAGTCTTGAGCCCGGCACCATGCAAAGACTGCGGCCGGGGGAGAGCGTCGAATTTTCCAAGCCTCCAGAAATCGGCGCAGAAAGCAACGCCTTTCAGAAAGCCGTCATCCGCGAAATTGGCGCGGGTGTCGGCGTGCCAAGCTTCATGCTTGACCATGATTTGAGCGAGGTAAATTTCTCATCCGCTCGCACCGCAATCATTGCCTTTCGTCGGCGCGTCGAGGCCTGGCAAGACGCCTTCGCGTTCCAAATGCTGCGGCTGGTTTATCGGCGCTTCGTGACGACTGAAATCCTCTCCGGCCGCCTCGCGGTCCCGCTCAACGCCTCGACGTTGCGCCATAAGTGGATAGCGCCAAAGGGCCAATGGTTGGATCCGCTGAAAGATGCGCAAGCCGAGGCGCTTGCGATTTCATCCGGCTTGACATCGCGACGTGAAGCCGTGGCCGCGCGAGGAATCGACGTCGAAAGCCTCGACAATGAGATAGCCGCAGACCGGGCGCGCGAGGAACGGCTTGGACTTTCATTCGCACCACCACCGCAACAGCAAACAGGAGTCGATAATGCAAATGCAGCATAGGTTATTTACCCGTGCCGATACCGCCGAACTTTTGTTGCGGGATGCCACCTTTGGCGCGCGGTCATGGAACGAAACCGAGCGCACCTTTGAAGTCACTTTCGCAGCGGGCGCGGGCGTCGAGCGCATGGACCCGCGCGGCGCCTATGTCGAACGCCTTGACCTCAATCAAGACTGGTCGAGCTTTCGCGGCGCGCCGGTTTTGAACTCTCACAAGCGCAATGATGTTGGCGACATTTTAGGTTCCGTCATTTCAGCGCAGACAGTCGGCGGCGAGGCGCGCGCGGTTATCCGAATGAGCAAGCGAGCCGAGGCGCAATCAGTCGTCGACGACATTCTCGCGGGGCATATCAGGGGCGTGAGCGTCGGCTACACCGTCGATAAATGGAAGGACTCAACGGAGAGCGGCAAGCGCGTGCGCACCGCCGCGAAGTGGACGCCCAAGGAATTGAGCATTGTGGCTGTGCCTGCGGACGCTGGCGCTGTTTTCAGGAGTCAACAGATGGACATTCAAACAGCGGGAGGCTCGCCGCTCAATGACCGGGCCGCGATCAATGTTGCGATAAGAGGAATCGCCCGGACGGCGGGCTTGCCTGTCACTTGGAGCGACGGGCAGATTGACCAAGGCGCGACCATCGAGCAAGCGCAAGCAAATGCCTTCCTGGCGATGCAAGCACGGGCAAGCGCAGCCGACTCTATCCGAGTCGCATCCGCGAGCATCGGCGGGCATGACGCCACGGACCCCGAATGGCGCATTCGGACCATTGGCGAGGCAGTCCATGCGAGGATGACCGCCACCGCACCGAGCGAACAGGCAAGGCCCTACGTAGGGCTGACCCTCGTCGAGCTGGCAAGAGATTGCTTGCGCGCTCGCGGCTTGTCGACCATGGGAAGCCCGGCGACAATCCTTGAGCGCGCAGTCGGCGGCGGCGGTATGATGTCGACCTCGGACTTCCCGGCGATTCTCGGCGATGCCGTCAGTCGGACAATGAGGCAAGCCTATGCGGAAGCCCCGAGCGGATTGCGCCGTGTTGCTCGCCAAACGACCGCCCGTGATTTCAGGATGAAACATCGCATCCAATTGAGCGCCGCGCCGACTCTTGAAAAGGTAAACGAGGCGGGCGAGTTCCATTCGGACGCAATCGTAGACCAAAAAGAGTCGTACAAAATCGACACTTACGGCCGCATCCTTGGACTTACGCGGCAGGCGATTATCAACGATGACCTCGGCGCTTTTTCAGATCTAACGCGGCGCATGGGTCAAAGCGCTGCGGCTTTCGAGAATCAATTCCTTGTCGACATCTTGGAGGCAAATGCTCACATGGATGACGGCGAGAATGTTTTCTCTGCTGCGCATGGCAACCTTGCAGGCGGAACAGGCGCCGCGCCGTCCGACACGACGCTGGCGAGCGCGCGGCTTGCGATGCGGTCACAGACCGGACTTGCGGGCGAATTAATCGACGTGACGCCGCGCTATGTCATCGTGCCGAGCGCATTGGAAACCGCGACGGAAAAAGTTTTGACTGCGATTCAGGCCGTCCAAGTTACAGACGTGAATCCCTGGTCTTATCTTTCGCTCATTGTCGAGCCACGCCTTGCCGATCCAAAGAAATGGTTTGTCGTCGCGGATCCAGCCATCGTTGACGGGCTTGAATACGCCTATCTTGAAGGCGAACCAGGGCCGTCAACATTTTCTGAAATCGGCTTCGATACTGACGGCGTTCGCTACAAAATCAGGCTCGATTTTGGCGCGGCTTTTGTCGAGCCTCGCGGCTGGTTTTGCAACCCCGGACAGTGACCATCATGGCGGAAGACATCGCGACCTTGCAGGAACAATTGATTGCGCTGAATCGGGCGCGAGCGCAAGGCGTGCGTCAAATCACGTACACCGCAAACAATGCCACGCGTGTGGTCGAGTACAAAAGCGATTCGGAAATGCGCGAGGCTCAAAACGATTTGATGCGCCGAATATCCGCGATGCAAGGCAACGGCAATCGCACCATCAAAATCGCGTCGAGCAAGGGTCTCGACCATAGCGACGAAAGGTAACGAGCATGAAAAACTATGTTCAGCCCGGCGAGGTTGTCACCTTCACCGCGCCTGCAAATCTCAAGTCCGGAGATCCTTTCATGGTTGGCGCCATGTTTGCGGTTGCCGCCTTTGATGCTCTTTCCGGCGCGGCCGTTGAAGGCGCGGTTGAAGGCGTTTTCATCCTGCCAAAGCCAAACACGGTTGTCGCTTTCAACCAAGGTGAGCGCGTGTTTTTCGACGCGGCGACCGGCCTTTGCAAGAAAACGGCGAGCGGTTTCTTCCCGATTGGCATTGCAACCGTCGCGGCTGGCGCATCCGATTCAACCGTGACCGTCAGACTCGATGCCAATTCGACGGTTGCCGTGTGATGCGGCGCCGCGAACTCAGGGAGCGCCAGCGGAAGGCGGAAAAGCCTCGCCCGGTACTTCCGCCCCAACGGCCAGAGCAAGCCGCCCCACGGCCCTCCCTGCCACCGCGCCCGCGCGTCATCCGGCCGCCTCGGTATGACGAGAAATGAGTCATGCCCGGCGCGATGCTTCAACCCGAATACCGCGAACGATTTATCCCGTTGCTTGGCATGTTGGGCAGCGATTTCGACGGCGAGCGCGCGACGGCCGCGCGGATGGTCGAGGAACACCGCCGCAAATGCGGCCTAAGCTGGCACGAAATCCTTAGCCCGGCACTGGCACCCGAGGCGTTGAAGCCGGAGCGGCCACGCAAGGCCCGCAAGCCGAAACCGCCGGAGCCGACATGGCGGGACAAAGCGGAAGTGGTTGCGGGCTCGATCCTGGCAACCGAATGGGAACAGAACTTCGCGAACGGTCTGCTTACGAAATGGGCCGGTCCTTTGACGCCAAAGCAGGTGCAATGTCTCGAAAGTCTCTTTGCGAAGTGTGGCGGACGCGAGGAAAAGGCGGCGTGAAAAAGGTTTTCTGGGGATAACCGACGAAAATTTGTCTGTGATTTCAATGGGGTTCGCAATTGACAAACGGCCCGGAAGCGAAAAGCGCGAATTAGCATTGATCCGCTGCGAGCGGGGAGGAATCATATGAATCAGTAAAGTTAAGACTGATTCGGAGCGTAATCGCGTAAGTGGTGAGAACAATGTCACAAAGCCAAAGGCAAAGAGGCGCAGGCAGATTCAACCAAAGGGAAGTCACCCGAACGATCAAGGCAATCGAGGCCGCCGGGCTTACTCCCGGTCATGTCGAGATCACAAAGGACGGCGCTCGCGTCGGCATCCGGCAGCGCGACGGCGAACCCAAAGATCCGGCAAGTGCCGACGAAATTATCAAGAGGCTCAAGTGAGGCTCAAGTGACAAACATTCGCGTCAAGGGATTCAAAATTTACCCTGATTGCAGGGGAAAGATGCGGTGCTATCACCGCAAGACGGGCATCCCGATTGACGTCAAAAAAGCGCCAATCGGCACCGCCGAGTTTTTTGCTGAATGCGCAAGAATCGCTGAGCTTGCGAAGGCGAAGGAAGCCGAAAAAGAAAAGCCGGGCACGTTGGGGTTGCTGATTTGCGACTATCGGAAGTCGCCGCTCTTTCAAGACCTCGCACCACGGACGCAAGCCGACTATCAAAAAGTTTTCGACTATCTGCACCCTATCGCGGACACCGCCTTGGTGCACTTCAATCGCCCGCTTGTTGTCCGCATCCGCGACAAAGCCGAAAAAACCAAGGGGCGGCGCTTCGCAAACTACGTCAAGGCAGTGCTTTCGATCCTCTTTACCTTTGGTGCTGAACGCGGGTTTATCGAAAACAACCCAGCCTCCCGCATCAAGGATTTGCGCCGCAAGCGGGGAGCGCCAGACGCAAACCGTCCTTGGTCAGATGCCGAGCGCGATGTGTTTCTTGACGAAGCTCCAGCTCATATGCTCCCGGCGATTGCGCTTATGATGTTCATAGGGCTCGGTCCGAAGGACGCGCTCACCCTGCCCCGCAATTTCGTCAAAGCAGGTGAGATCGCGACAAAGCGAGCCAAGACCGGGGAGCCGGTTTTCTGGCCCATGCCGCGCGAACTTGCGGACATTCTCGACAAGGCGCCAGCGCACAACGCGGTGACATTTTGCGCCAGTTCCAAGGGGCGACCGTGGACCCTGAGCGGCTTCGCTATGTCCTGGCGCACCCTACGCCTTCGCCTCGAAAAAGACGGGCTGATAGGACCGGGCCTCACCCCTTACGGCTTGCGGCATACCGTGGCGGTCATCCTTCGCGAGAGCGGTTGCGATGAACGCGAGATTGCCGACGCACTTGGACAGAAGACCATCGAAATGGCGCGGCACTACGCCAAGGGCGCGGACCTCAAGCGAAACATGCGCGGAGTGGTGAAAAACTTCGATGCGGAATTGGCAAGACGGCGGGGCGAGAAGTGAACAAAACAGGCCGCCGATTTGTCTAACATTCGGAAGGAAAGTGTCTAACACCGCCGGAAGTACAAAACGGGAATTGAAAATGTCTTGGGATAACAACGGGTTGCGTGGCTGACGACGCAGTCCGCGGCGAACCCGTCTGCGGGGCAAATTCCCTGCTAACAGGGAAATTAACAGGGAATTTTGCGGATTCAGGCGCTCTGCCGCGATTTTGGTGCCTGATCAGCGAGTGACTTCAATGGCTTGCAAGCGAATTCCCTACGCAACAGAACAGGGAATTTTTTGAGGCTTAACAGGGAATTTTTGCGATAGAACAGGGAAACCTTTCAGCTTTGGCAGTGCATGCGGATCGTTTGCATTCGCCGAATGCAGTTTTGATTTCGACCGCCCGCTCATGGTTGTGTTTCGTGATCGGTGGTCAGGTCGCCCGACTGTCGGCCGATCGCGGCTCGACGATGCGCTCGAACTGGCTACGATCGCCGGCGAGATAGTTGCCGAAGCGCACACGGGCCGGAGTGGCCCTCAGTCGCTTGTCAGGTTTTTCCGGCAGTCAGTATCTGGCCGTCTTGCTTGATAAGAGGACGTGAACGACGCCGAACGCCTGCGGGGCTGCCTCCGGGCAATGTCGTTTTAAGGAGCTTGCCGGTCCCTGGC